CTTCCGGTCAAGGCGACCGGCAGCCACCACGAGGTCGGCGATGTCCTTGTACAGCGCCTGGAAGACGCAGTGCGAGTAGTCGCCACCGAAATAATGCTCCGGCAGGTCGGCGTTGTGCGCCTTAACGATCTGCCCCAGGAACTTGATCTCATCCTGGATGAGGGTGAGCCGGTCGCTCACATGACGCAGGTCGATCTGATCCCTGCTCTTGATTTCTCGCTGCTCGTCGCTCACTTTGACTCCTCCTCTTCCTCTGCTGCCACCTCGGTGATCGCACCGGTCTCAATGGCCTGGGTGATCGCCTTCTCGGTCGCCGGTGATGTGCCGATGACGACGACATCAATGCCCAGCGCTGTGGCGAAATGCCTGCCTCGCATAATCTCTTCCATGCTCATGGTGTCCTCCTTGCTGCTGCCGGCAGGGGGCACAGCGCCCCCTGCTACGACCATCTTAAGGGTTGCCGCCTTACTTGTCAACCGGCACCTCCTTGAACGATGCCTGACCCCAAGCCACCGAGAACCGGTAGGAGTCAAAGCGCTCGTTGTCGGTCGCGAGGATGACCATCAGCCGGGCTGCGTAGATCGCGTTGACCTTGGCAAGCACCTCCTCGATCAGTTGATGATCCCGGTCGCCCAGGGTGAGCCCTCCAAGGCTCTTCGCCCCCTTAAGCGCCGTCGTCACCTCTGCCCGGGCTGAGCCCAGGGTTGCCAGTTTGATGTAGTCCTTCTTGCTCATTGCCATGGCCTCTCTCCTCTCTCTCTACTGTCGGGCTGAGCCGGGGCGGTTACCCGAACCCTCGCCGATGAACTCGATCCTGACTGCCCCGACCATCGGGGTATCCATGAGGTCACTCTCCAGGAGGTTGAAGATCTCGTCCAGGAGCGACTTGCCGTCGTTATCCCGGTCGGCATTCCAAGCCTGGAGGTAGTCAAAGTGGTACTCGTAGAAGTCGTTGCCGACCTCGTCGTCGCGCCACCCGGTGAGGACGTTGAGCGCCTGGAGCCAGGTCGCCTCGTAGGAGACGAGATCCTCCCCGTCGCCGTAAGCCACGTACGCCTTGTACTCGTTGCCCGCCTTAAGCCCGGCAAGTTGCGCCTCCAGGATCTCGATCTCCTGCTGTGCCCTCTTCCCTACCTCTGCCACCTTGACCTCCTTCTCCGGCACTGGTGCCGGCTCTACTGCCTTGGTCTCCAGGACTGCCTCGCCCTCGCGGAGCGTCCAGATCATGTACCAGACCCGCCAGTCCTGCGAGGTGCGGGACTTGGTGAGGACACTGGCGTGGCGCTTGCAGACCGGCACCTGCGTCCCGACAGCGGTGAGCCCGGTGTTGCGGACTCGCCAGGAGTTGCCGGTCTCCTCCTTGGTCTTCGTCCAGATGTGGCTCGCCGGCTTGCCGCAGTGACCGGTGCTGCGACCCTCGAGCCGGTAGTTAGGGATGTGCTGATTGATCGAGATCTTGCAGTTGTCGCTCCACATGGTTGCCTCCTTGCTGCTTCTGCCTGCCCGGGGCACAGCGCCCCGGGCTCCGGCTGAAAAGTACTTTTTCAGACCAGGTCGGTCGAGACCGGCACTTCCTCGCCGTCGTAGACGTCGTGGGACTGGTGACCGCAAGCCTCGCAGTACCAGACCTCGTCGGTGATCAGTGACCAGGAGCCGATCATCTCGCACTCCGGGCAGCCACCCGGCAGGTCTGAGGGCAGAACCCCGCGCTGCTCCGGCGAGCAGTCGCAGCCGACGTGAACCTGGTAGGCGAGGGCGATGTCGCCCCAGGCGACCTCCTCGCTGTCCGAGGTGACCTCACCAAGAAGGTCTCGAGCCAGGTCGGTGTCGCCGGCATTGACGGCGTCAGCGGTGAGGGTGCGGTGATCCCGGTCTGGGAAACCGACCTCATCCTTGACCAGGATGAACGAGTCGGCGACCACCCCGTTGAGGCTCGCCCCCAGGGCGCTGACTCGACCGGAGCCGGTCGTCAAGATCTCGGTGAGGAAGACCTGCGTCCCCTCGCACTTGGTGCCGGTGTTGTTGCTCATGGTTCCCTCCTTGACTGCCTGGTCTGCCAGGGGCGAAGTGCCCCCGGCTGAGACCACATTAACGGTTCCGGAGCCGGTCGTCAAGCCAGTGACTCCCGGCTGCCGAAGATGACCTGGCGGTTGCGCTTGCCCACCTCTTCCCGGGCTGCGTTGAGCCGTCGGGTCTTGGTGATCAACTTCGCCTTCCGGGTCTGGTCGGTCTTGCCGTAGTAGTACCGGTTGTCGGCGACCTCCTGCTCCGGAGTCCGAGGGAAGGTGACGTCCGGGTTGACCTCCAGGATCCGGGCTCGGCGCTCCATGACTCCGGCGACGGTGATGCTCTTCTCGTAGTCAGCGATTGAACCCTCGAGGTCAGCCACCTGGCTCTCGAGACGCTTGATCAACTTCGCCAGGTCTTTCTCCGGCATGGTCGGGAGTAGTTCTGCCTGCTTTGCCTCGTTCATCTGACCCTCCTAAAAAGTACTTTTTCGCCGGCTCCCGGGCTGCCCCAGGAGGCTACGACGAGCAGCGGCTCCCGCTGTCTGAGGACACATTAAGGGTTGCCGGGCGATCTGTCAACAGGGGGTGGTGGACAGGGCTCCAGACCAGGGCTCGAGGTGCCAGGTTCAAGGGGTATCAACCGTCCTCTCTCCATGTCCCAAAGCACCCCGGTCGTCACCACCTGATCCTTGGAGCCCCAGGGTCAGCACATGGTTCCGATAACCAGTGTTATGTGAAGAGCCGCCGGAATTCCAAGATCTTTGCCTCGGGGGGGATGGGGGTCTCGCCTCACAGATCGCTCAGGTGTGGTTGGTACCCTGTCACAGACGCAGGCCCAAAAGGTGTCCATCGCCCTGTCTGGCAGCTGCCGTCATCAAAAGTGAGCAGGATTCTGCCCAGGTGGTTATAATTCCTCTTGTATCTAGATACAAGTAGTATCTAGACAGTATCTAAGTATATATATAATCTAAACTATAGATAGAATCTAGATACAGGGGGCAGCCATAGTGCTTGACGAGATCCTCGACCAGGAGAACATCCCACTAGAGTCGGGGGGTCATGCCTCATCCGGCCTGTGCTGGCACCGCTGCTTCAAGAACGACCAGAAGTTTATCTTCGGCCTGGACTCCAAGAACGGTGGTGGGTACTACCTGAGCCGGGATGGCGAGATGGTAGCCCACGGGAGCAAGTCCGCGCTTCTTAGTGCCCTCGAGAGGTACGGCCTCCTCCACGAGCTGGACCCAAAGGTCACCCAGCGCATCTTCATGGACGTCCGTTGCTAGCGTTCCTCCGCGACCTGGCGGTCATGGTCCTCATCGTGATCGTCCTGGCTGCGGCGTGCACCCCCCTAGCGAGCGACCCGCCACCGACGCAGGAGGTGGTCCCCGCTAGTACCCCTACTCCTGTAGCTGAGTGGTCGCTTGCGGGCAAAGCTACCTGGTACGATGCCTCAAAAAACTGGGCCTGGTACACGCAGAAGGTCCGACCGAACGCAGCAAAGTACAACCAGGATGGCGCACCCTACGCATTCTACGCGGCAGCTGGTCCCAAGCTCCGGGCACTGGCACCTTTCCGCTGGGGCGGGGAGCCGTACCCGATTGTCGTGACGAACAAGCAGAACGGCAGGACGATTATCGCGTGGGTAGTTGACACTTGCGGATGTGTTGGTGGCGGTATCGTGGACCTTGCACCGGCAGCCTTTACTGCACTGGGGGTAAAACTGGGGACCGGCATCCAAACTGTGGTTGTCTCACGTTATTACCCGACAATTACTGCAAGCGGCAAATAGGCGAGGTACAATTCGCGGTGTGGCAATTGCCAAAATATTGTAAGGAGAAATTTCATGGTTGCACGTAAAGACTCAGTCAAGGTTCCAGGACCAAGCAGGGACAAGACACAGCCAAAGCCAACTCCATCCCCAAAGCGTGGCGATCCTAAGCGCCGTGATGTGCCTAAGGTCCCAGCACCAAAGCTTCCTAAGCCGATGCGGCCCGATCCAAAGAAGCAGGAAAAGTTTAAGGAAGCAACAAAGTCGGTAGGGAAGCAAGTCGGCGCTCTGGCTGCAAAGGCCCAGAAGTATAAGTACATGAACGTGATGGGACCAGCCGGCCCAGCGCCTAAGCCAACGCCGAGGCCAAAGCCAGGTTCAGGAACGTTCCCAAAGCGTTATGAAGGTACGTTTACTCGAACGCTTCCGCCAAAGCCAAAGCCAAAGCCAGGTTCGCCACGACGCGGTACCCGCTAAACTGTATGGGGCATCCTCACGATACCAGTAAAAAGATTGGTCGCACAGTTGGCAAGATGGCACAACAGGCTTCTAAAGAGCTTGAAAAGCAGGGCCAAGCTGGGCGGCCAGTCGACCACGAATGGCGCCGACGACAGATGCTTTTTGATTATGGCATTGATATTGGCGACGAAGTAAAGACAAAGCCAGTACGAGTTTCGCAAAGGAATATCCCCAGGGTAGGCGCTCGCCTGTCCGGCCCAGTCGCCGATGGCGGACGACGTGAGCCGGCAGGGAAGCCACCCACAAGCCGAGGACGATAATGGCACCAAAACTACCACCAATGGGCATGGCCGGGCTGGCCGGCCTGACCGGCGTTCCAACTGGTGCCGGTGGACCACAGGTTGGTCCATCGACGCCGATTGGGCCAATGAACGCTGAGGATGCAGATTATCTTCAGTCCACAAGCAACACAAACGTCAGGGGAATCCCTGGTCGCGGTGGTGCGCCAACGGCAAGCCCGCTAAAGGTTGGCCAGCCAAAGCCTCCAGCCGGAAGCGGTTCGGTCTTCGCGCCATTCGGTTTTGATGCTAAGGGCAACCCAATTACAACCCCACCCCCAGGATGGAAGTACTTCAACTGGGAAGGTATGCCTGTTGCCCCTGCACCAGCAACTGGTGGATGGAGCGAGGCCGACCGGGCCCAGGCAGTCTTCGGGCCAGAGGCACAGGCCCCCGATTTCGCCGATACCGGCGGAGAAGGCGCAGACATGTACGAGATGGGGCTGATCCCACAGGACCAGATCTTCCTGCCAGTGGGGGCAAAGCTTAATGTCCCGCTGACCCCGGAATCAAAGGTCAAGCCGAAGTCAAAGGTCGGCAAGGTAACTCAGAGGCGTAGAGGCGATAGAATCGCTTTGTAAGGAGCCCCGTGGCAAGTTTCGGATCTGACTCACAGTACCAGTACGGGCAGAGCCTGTACGATCCATACAAGAACCTACGTCGGCCACGCGCTGCCCTCGGTTCGCTCCTTGGCACCCAGCGGTATTCTCTATTCACGGGCGATACCGCCAACAAGGAAAAGTCCGGGAGAGGCGCAGCAGACTTTAGGGCTATTTTTGGTACCTCATCGAATCTTACAAGCGCAACAAGATTTGAAAAAGCAGTTCAGAATGTTACCGACCCGTTGTCGCTGTACAGCCTTGCCTCGCAACTTGTCGTTGGTCGGCGCAAGTACCAGCTTGCAAAGGGTGGATATGGCAACACGACTAAAGATCCTAAGACTATGGGCGGTGGGCAATACACCGCACGAGCCCTTCAGAATGTCCTTGGTCTGAACTTTGACTATATCAAAGGTGCATATAAGTAACCATGGTAGAGGCAAACCCGGTATCGAGGGCCGGTTACGGAAAGCCTGGATATTGCAAAGTCTGTAGCTTCTCGGAGGTTGATGCAATCAATGACCGACTACAGAAGGGTTGGAATGCTCGCCAGGTCAATGATTTCGCGAAGCAGTTTGGCGTACGCTTCAATCGCCAGACGATCTATGCACACAAAGCCCATGCTACTGATCCGCGTGATAAGGTCATTGCTTATGCTGAGCGTACAAAAGCAGTCGCCCCGATCCGGACCGGGACCACGGACCAGTTCCTCGAAGCGGTCAGGGACATCGGCCTTCGTCGGATCGAGCAGACGCCGGACGAGGTAACTCTGGACCATGCGCTAAAAGCTGCTACAATCCTTTCTCAGAAGAAGGAAAAGCAGACCAATGTATTCCTAATGTTGGCCAAAGTGGTCACGGGAAATACTGGCGAGATAATCGTTGGTCAAGCAGAGGAGATCGAACATGAGTGAACCATTGAAGCTTCGCGTACTCCGTAAGGTCGAGGGCCTTGACGAGCGCACCCACAGCTATTTTGTTGGGACCAAGGACCTAGTTGCCGGGCAGTTTGTCAAGGCGGACAGCTCATGGGACGACTGGGCTACCCAGGAACTCATCAAGGCCACCGTTGGCTGGGCAGTTGCCACGCCTGACGGCGAGATCCTTGCCGAGTTCAAGACCGGCCTAGAGGCAACGAACGCTGCGCTTGGCGCGAAGATCGATATCAAGCGTTCTGTAACCCTCGATGCTAAGCCAGCTGCCGAAGAGGTTGTTGAGGCTAAGCCAGAAGTTCAGAAGACCAAGAAGAAGGCCTAACATGGCTAAGCCCAATACGGCTGAGCCATTCCTTCCGGATGACCGAGTAGCAAAGCTACGCGACCGCGTAGTTAAAGAGCTCGGCATGCCCGATGACACCATCGTGATCACCTATGTGGTCCCGGAAAAGAACGGCCAAGGCCCTTGGGCGATGTTCGGTGTGCTTACCGCAGCACCAGAAGCACACCAGAACCCCTTCATGACGCAAGGATCGTGCTATGTTGAGGCTTTCGAGGAGAAGGATCGGCACTATAAGCACTTTGTTGGCATCCCAGACCCTGCTTTTAGCATCCTGAAGATCGCTGCGAAGGCCCATAAGGAGCGCTGGAACAACATGGTGGGCATGTCAAATGGCTAGAACGGGTCAATTTTCTGGCCCAACCGAGCCATTCTTGCTCCCAGTATCCGTCCTGAAGCCACCCAACAACGCCAAAACGGGCATTGAGTTTTCAGAAGAGCTTGATGACTTTGCTACAAAGCTTTCAGATAACGAAAAGTACGAGCTCCAGAAGGACATTGAGGACATTTATGCCCTCCTTGAGCAGATTCGTAACCAAAAGGGCGTCCAAAAGTATACGGTTGGCAGCTCTGGGACTGTGAGGTTTGGTTGAGCAATGAGGAAATCCTTCAGGCCCTAGCAAACGGGAGGAAGGACCCAGTCGTTTTCTTCGAGCAGGTGCTCGGGATTAGGGTAAACCATGCCCAACGGCGTTGGTTGTCCCTGATTAAGCCTGGCCAGGATGGCTGGCAGTGGCGCTACAAGACCGTTATTCACGTAGCAGCCAACCAGATCGGTAAAACCCTGGGTGTTGCTGGCCTATTGCTGTGGGCAGCCAACTACAAGATCGGGAATGACCCCAAGGATGCCCAGGCATGGCTCAATAGCCCCTACCTGGTGATCCATGTTGCCCCAAAACAGCAGCAGGCATACCTCCCACTCAAGGATATTGCCATGATCATCAAGGGAACCCACGCCGCACAGAAGCTACCGGTGCGAGTGCCCGAGGGATTTGCCCGAGAGACCAAGGTGGAGACCTATTACCAGGGTCTTGAGCTGTGGAATGGCGCCGTCATCCAGTTCCGTACCTCAGAAGACAAGGCACAGGCCCTCCAGGGCTACCGTTGCTCGCTCATCACCTTCGACGAGGTAGGATTTGAGACCCACTTGAAGGCAGTTGTCTACGAGACGCTCATGATGCGCCTCATCTCTACCGGCGGACCAATCCTCATGGTCGGAACCCCTAACGGCATGACCGAATACTACGAGTTTGTTACCGAGATCACTACGCAGGGGCAGGAGCTGGGCGACCGGACCTGGGAGAACAAGGACTCCGCGCTCTGCTGGAGCCATGTGACCGACAACGTGGGCTACGGTATCTCGCAAGAGGAGGTCGAGCGCATGGAAGCCAACCTCGACCCAGCCACAAAGGAGCAGCAGCTGCGCGGTGCCTTCCTCGAACCAGCAGAAGCTTTCTTCACCCCGACCGAATCCATGGTCAAGGCCTTCAAGGAGGACCTGCTGGATGTGGAGATGCCGAAGTCCGGCCATGTCTATGCGATCTTCTGGGACCCCAGCGTCTCCTCCGACCCGACCGCCTGTATCGTGCTGGACGTGACAGAGAAGACCTGGCGCGGGGTCAACTTTAAACACTACCTAAAGCCACCTCCATTCACCCAGCTAATCTCAGATATCCACGCCATGCACGCGCTCTATAATTCCGATGGGGCCAGGGCAACGACCGGATTTGATTCGACGTCCATGGGCGGTGCTATCGTCCGCCAGTCCCTGTCGGGGCTACACCCCCAGCGACCGATTAACTTCGGTGGGCCGACCACAAAGATCACCTCGCTAACCAACCTACGGGCAGCCCTGGTGGAGCGACGGATCATCTTGCCGGCGACATGGTACCGACTCAAGCGGGAGATTCTGAACTATCGGCTGAAAGATGATAAGATTGCACAGGACTCTGTGATGGCACTTGTTGGTGTTTGTGATATGGCTTCTCGCGGCGTTGGGGGAACCCAGCGTTCTAAGATCGATGTATCCGGTAGAGTCGCTGTGATTGGAAGGCGGTAAACGTGGCGGAAGATCTCAAGCTGCAAGATATGATTGACGCAGCTGATATCCAGATTATGGCGCGAGAGCGCTATCAGTCCTCTGACTCCTACCAGGCACGCCTCAACTCCAAGTACCGCCGAGCCCACAACCTCTATGCCCCTCTCTACGGAGACCAGTGGCCAGAGGACGGTGTCGCCCGCCCAGGCAAGATCCATATGTCAGTGAACATCGTCAAGGCCGCAGTCGATGTGGACTCCCGACTTCAGTCCCTCCTCCCACGCATCTCGCTAGACCCAGAGACGATTGCTCTCGAGGATCGCGCACGCGCAGAGTCGGCCGAGAAGATGATGATCCAGTTCCTTGAGATGTCGGGCTGGGATGTCTGGCTCTCCGACCTGGCGAAGACTAAGTGCCTCTACGGCAAGGGAGTCCTCAAGCCATTCTGGAACAAGGAAGATAACCGACCAGACGTAACGGTCATCGAGAACCCATCGAACCTCCGCATCGGCTACGGCTCGAGCGACTACCGAGTGATCGACTGGGCAATCTACGAGTACCTCCTTTCCCCGCTGGCAGCAGCCTCGAAGTTCCCGGGGGTCAAGATTGAGAAGACCGGCGACCGAAAGAACCCGTATGCTGTAGTCAAGGGCTACGACCACGCCGACCCACTTCAGACCAAGCCATTCCCAAGCACGACCAATGGCAAGGATAATATCCGTACCCCATCACAGCGTGTCCCTTCTGCCTACGAGGACAACCAGGTCCGGGTCTGGGACTACTGGTACAAGGACGAGAAGGGCGCAGTCTACAACGCCACCCTGATTGAGGGTACACTTGTCGATGGTCCAAAGAAGCACCCAGAGCTTGCTGACGTACCGTTCATCGTTATCGAAAACGACCACGAGCCAGCATCCCCAGAGGGCATCGGTACTGCCGAGCCAATCTACGATCTACAGATCGAACTCAACCGCGCTGTCAGCCACTGGGCCCAGCTCGTTGCTGACGAGATCGACCCAAGCTGGCAGCTGACCGGCGAGAACGCCGACTCCATCCCTGGCGGCATCGTGCCGAAGGCAGGAGAGATTGTCGCCGTAGGTGCAGGCAACCGCATCGAGCCTATTGCTAAGACCATCAACCAGTTCCCAGTCCAGCAGCTGATCGAGCAAATCTTCAATCTCTTCCACCGCGTCACCGGTCTCTCCGAGGTGCTCTTCGGCGCACCGGGCGGATCGCAGACATCCGGGCGGGCGCTTGCAGTTCAGGTTGAGGCCGCAGCCAACCGGCTCGACCCCAAGCGCCGACGCCTGTATCAGGGACTCCGAGAGCTCCTGGTCTTTTGGACGTTCATGGCTGAGAAGGTTAACCCGAAGTTCCCTGTCGAAGAGACCGAGACCGGCGAGACCCTCTATGCTGGCCTTGCTGATATCTTTGTCAACCTCAAGCGCTGGAAGATTATCGCTCCAGAGATCACGCCACGAGACGTTATCGAGAACACCACAAACACCATCAACAAGGTCAACTCCAAGCTGATCTCGCTCCGCACCGCGATGGACGAGCTCGGCGTTGACTCACCAGAGGATGAGCTCAAGACCATTGAAATGGAGCGATCAAACGCCCACCTCTTCCCAGGCGACGTACAGGCTTGGGTCGCTGTGGTCTCCATGATCCAGCAGATGCAGGCGCAGCAGCAGGCGATGTCCCAGCAGCTCTCGCAGGTCACCGGCACCGAGCTTCCTCCCGGAGGCCCAGGTCAGCCAGGCGCTGGCATGAGCGAGCAGGCAGCCGCTGAGGCCGCTGCTGCACAGTCCCAGAACGACCAGTTTGCAATGCAACCACAGGGTGAGCAGGGCGATAACGCAGAGTCCGCTGCAATGCCAGCCACTGCTGCTGGCGGTCCGGCCCCGGCTGGTAGCAACCAGAGCAACACGACGCTGATCCGCAACACCCCAACCGGTGGAGCTACCACGCTCCAGCAGACCGTCATCCGGAGGTAGTAGATGGGTCGCGCAAGCTTCGGCGGTGCATCGGACTACAGCTCAGTATTTGCTGGCCTATACAACCAGGCAGCTGGTGAGCGACGTTCCCAGATTGATAACGCCATGAACGAGGCCAAGCGTGTCGCCCAGGCTGAGGACGAGTCCCTCATTGAGGCCTGGAAGAAGGGAACCGTTTCTGACGCAGAACTTCTTGAGCGACTTGCAATGCGCCGAGACGAGGCGATGGATGACGTAGACAAGAATGCTTTTTCCAGTCTCTACAACGAATACAAGGAAGCTATCGCGGACGGCAAGGCCAAAGTTAAGTTTGCTAATAACCCTGCTGGACTGATTGCCTACTACCAGAAGAAGCTCAAGGGACTTAACCCAAACTCTGCCGGATACCGACGAGCGCAACTCGAAATTGTTGATTTGCAAAAGTTGCTAACTCCAGATAATGATGGTCGAAAAAATACACCAGCAACCTTGACAAAGATTCAGTCATTTGTTGATGACGAGACCGACTATAAGCTCCTGCTCGTCCAGGCCTATGAAGGTGGCATGAATACTTGGCCACCGTCAACTGCCAACGGACTTACTCAGGCCCAGGTCGATATCCTTGTTGCAGGGGCCGCTACATACGACGTCCCGACCGGCGGGCCAATTACAGCAGAATACATTGACGGTATTGACGCAGAAATTATTACTGCCATGGATACCGCAATCAATGGCGCACCTGCTGGGTCAAAGGCGCAGTTCAACGCACTAAAAACAAAGTACCTTGCCGACCACGTCTCTCTCCACAACGATTTCCAGCAGCAGCAAATTCTTACCGACCCGGATGGCGGTATCCTTGCAACAGCCCTTGCTGGGCTTGGCGACTCGGCCGTTAACATTACGGACCCTGCGGACCTTAGGCGAGAGATGCAGAAGGTTAGGGATGCTGTTTATACCCACTTTATTAAGGCTGGGGAAACTGTTGCAACTGACGACAATAAGTCTGGCGGGGCAACAAGCAATGAGTATCAAATCCTTGGTACAAAAATGGTTGCCATTATGGATGACATTATTAATGGCAAGACAACTGCCGCCCAAGGTGCTGCCCTGCTCTCGTCTACCATCGCAGGGTTCCCAGATTCTAAGGACAACTGGGTTGGCCTAGCGTTTACAAACGATATTGTAAAGAGCCTATTCAGCCGGGCCGGAGACCAAGATCCGCTCACCCTCTTTGAGAAGATGCAGTTCTATGGTCAGGGCTACGCAGGAATGAAGACCAAGCCACCTACGACCTCGTTTGCTTACGATTACAAAGATGGCGCTGGGTTCGTCCCTGTTCGAGAAGTAACCACCATGGTCGACGGAAAGCCGGTAAAGAAGTACGAGCCCGTGCTCCCGGTACCGCAGCCAAAAGAGGATGGCACCACCGATGCCTGGACGATGGTTGCAATGGATGTGGATGGGGTGCCAACACTTGTTCCTGCTCTTGCATCGCTGCAAACGACTGGGGTTCCTATGGGCCTATTCGACCCTAAAACTGGTCAGCAGCTTACCACTGGTGACGCAATTAAAAACTTCTATAAGTCTCTACCGGCAGGTGCTGACATTACTAAGTACCTCAAGCCAGCAGTCACCGTGTACAGCGTAAAGATCGGCGAGACATCGTACTCCTATGTTGGTGGCGGAGTATCCGCAAACGGAACACTTGCTGGCGGTACGTGGATCCCGACGACAGAGCTCGGAAAAGTATATAGGGGAACTGCCTTTAATTCGAGCGACACCAAGCTCAATGATCTTCTAAAAAACACCGGGTTGCTTATCCTTGATAACAATGCCCCCTACAATAGCGGCGCACTCGCAGGAGAGCCGGTTGTATATCTTGGCGATAACCAGGTAACCTTTAGGCTCATTCTTGAGGGTAAGATGCCAGACCCTAGCGGTATTCTAACCGAGGCTAACCGTCACGGTATCGGGTTTGTTAATGGCGATATCGACGAATTTGACATCGATCAGGCGCCCCAGTGGTGGCAAGGGTACGACGGAATTAGCTTCTCGGGACCAAGAGGATTTAGCGGTGGCGGTGGCCGACGCCCTGGCGCACCAGGGGCCCCGGCGGGCGAAAAGCCCAAGGGTGGCTTGAGCACGACAGAAAAATGGAATGCTGCCAGCGAAGGCAAAGCCTTGTTCCACTATGACAAGGACTATATCGCCTATACCAACCTTCCTCCAAAGCCAGATGCAAACGACCCTATTGCTAATATCCTGGGCGGGGCTGAAGAGGAAGAGCCGTTCCGTTACGCTCCACGCGTCCCTGGTAACGCGTTTAGCCCAGCAGCCGTTTCCGAATACGCAGCAACAGCGCAGGAGCGAGATCGAAACGTTTTGCCAAAGATTAGCATTGCTGATTCGTGGGATCGTGGCATTAAGACACTTCCTACCGCGCCCACACCTCCTGGACCTACCCCGACTCCGCCGTCGACTACGCCAACTCCGACGGGTCCAAAGCCTCCTACGCCGCCTAGGGGACCATCGGCTGCTGGCCCAATCAAACTCTGATATACTCTGCCTCACAGCTATGAGGTGGTATGCCATTTGATTTTGATCCCGACGGCAGTAGCTCCGGGTCTGGCTCGGGGAGTCCAAAGCCGGAGGTCTACCCTGTAACGCCTGTTGTTCCTATTTACAACAACCAGGGCGGAAGCAACTCTAGCAATAATACTCAGACATCCCGGGAGCGCGGCTTCCCTGAGCGAGTAAATCTACAGCCGCTCGGCCCAGCCCCAAGTATCGATAAAGCTGGCGTTCTAACAAACCTAGGTAATTTTGATCCAAGCCGCGACATCGTTAGCTCGCTCTATACTGGGGCCGGGGACGTACTGGGAAAGCCGCTCGCTATTGCAGCCACAGCCTTAGGGAAGCAAGATGCTCTAGATAGCGCCATTAAGACAATTGACAGCATCCCTGGCGCAGGAATTATTACTGGATCATATGCCAGGGCGCTAGGAAACGAGCCTCTTGTTACTGCCTGGAAAAAGTATGGGCGGATGCAGGGCAACGCCCTTATCGATGCCGCTGATAACCCAACTCTTGGTTACAACCTTAATGACATGGGTACAGATATCGGCCGGCTCACCACCTTCGTTATGCTTGGTGCTCTTGCCGGTGGACCACTTGGTGCGGCTATCGGCGGTGGTATTGCCCTCGCAATCTCGGCTATCGGCCTTGCGGCACAGGGTCTTGCTTCCCTCAACCCATTTGATAACGAGCAGTCTTACCTAGATGATCTTGAGGCAAAGCAGAACCTTTATAACGTTGGCGTCACACTTAACGAGTCTGGTGTCCTAGGGCAGATTGCCAAGGTTGGCGCCGGCATGATCGGTGCTGATTTTAACAAGCCAATCCGAACCGTCGATGACCTTCGAGAACAGCTCATGCTTAACGGTTTTACCGAGGAAGACCTTCAGTTTATTCTTGATAGACCAGACCAAGTAGGGGTTATTAACCTCGACCCGCGCACCCTCCTCAGTCTTGATACCGAACGCCGAGAGTTTGGTCAAGGAAAGTATGGTGGCGGTTCGGCCATGATGGCGGGCATGGGTGGACTTGTCAACCTCGTTGGCTCTGGATCAGGTGCAGCCTTTAAGGCCGTTACGACTGGGACAAAGCTCTCGACCAAGGGCGGACTTGCTATGCCCCTGGTTAATAAGCTTATTAAGACAGAGCAGCGCATCGTTGGCGCTACGGCTGCGGCTGAACTTCGAGCTGCCGGACTTATCCCCGAGGGAACAGTCAACGTTGCGGAATCCATTGCTGCCATTGAGCGCGGTGCTATTGCCGAGCTAACGGTCCAGGGCGCTGCTGGGTGGATGGCATCCAAGTCATCTGGCATGGCACGTGGTGTCCGTATCTATGCCCGTACTGCGGTTGGATCATATGTCGGTACCGGGCTTGCCTCACTTCTCCCGGGGGAGGAGGAGGGCGGGTTTATCCCGAATGATATTGCCGGTTTTATTGATTCATCTTGGGCATACAATCCGCTCCGAAATAGCGAACTCATCTCTATTGGCGCAGCGCTGGATATCCCAACAGTTGCTCGCGGCTTTGATTGGTGGCGTAAGGTGCCAAGCCGTGGACTAAATGTATCCCTTGACGAATCCTTGATTGTCAAGATTGCCGACGATAACATTCCAGTAGATGAACTAAAGGGCATGTCGCGATCACAGAAGCGCGAGCGTGTCTATGCCTTGTTCGGGACAAAGGAAAACTACGACAAGTATATCAATATGCTCATGATCCAGGTTGCTGCTCGAGGCTCACAGAAGCATGGTCTCAATGGCCTAGTACTTCCATACCTTGATGGTATTAAGATTAAGGCTGGTTCATCGCTGTCGCTCCAGGCTGCCGCTCAGGAGATTGGCGAACTTGCATCAAAGCGAGCTGAGGTCCTTCGACGAGACGGTAAGATTACCGAGGCAATGCTCCTTGATATTGCTACCGACTGGAACAACAACGCTGGAGACTTTGCCATCATCTCAGGTGGCGTGGCTCGACCAGGACGACTTCAGGGCGTACACCAGCAATGGATTAACTGGCAAGAGGCATACCGCCCACTAGTTGATCATGGCAATGCCGTCGGCACCGTTGTGCTCGGTGTTCGTCGTTCGGCAATTGTTAAGGAGAATCTTGCTGCCATTGAGGCGGTTATTGATCTATCTAACTACGAAAAGCTTAGCGATGCCGGCAAGCGAACTTTCATTGCCAACCTTGTCGTAACCAAGATGCCACGGCTTATCGATACAAAGCTTGAGCTTATCGGCGAGGCAACGGCCAACTTCTTTATCCGTGCAATGATGAAGGGTAGCGATCTACCAAGCAAGGAGGAGTTGCTTGGGCGTATTCGCGCAATTAAGGCGAAGGCCCCGACATATGACGAACTCTTCGAGGGCGAGGCAATCCGCGAAGCTGCCGGAAAGAACAATGTCCCTGGTATCGAGGCAGTATCTGCTAAGACGACCAGCGCAGCAGAAGTCATCACTCCTGTTGACGACGTGCTCGAGCGCGTCGGAGTCTATGGACCAGCAACGACAGCGCGACTAGAAACGGTAGCCCCAGAGGTCAACGAGACCGTGGATGTGATGAGCCGTGCACTTGTTGCGACTGACCTAGCCCGTACCGTTGCGAAGGTCGAGACTCGATTTGGTTCTACTAAGGGTGGCGCAGTCGCCCCACTAATTCGATTGACCTTGGAATCAGCCGAGAGAAAGACCGTTGCTGCTATTGCAACCATTGCCTTTGCTTCTAACCCAAAGGCCAAGGTTGCTATTGTCGCCACAACCGGCGAGAAGATGGCATCCATGGGCCTGGAGGCTAACGGCACCCGGGTTGCGTTTAGGACGGCAGAGAAGCTCAGCCCGCTAAAGAAGGCAACGCTTGATCGCATCGTAGAGCGCGCATCTGCTGCCGGAATTGATATTGTTTCCGATACTCGTGGCGGCAATATCACGATTTACTTCGACGCTCTTCCGGAACAGGTTATTAAGGACAAGGTTTTCAAGAAGGTTATTAACGACCTTCGCAAGGCCTTTGACGAAATGACTCCGGAAGAGATTGTTGAGCCAGCAAACATTAAGCGATATACGTCAAGAAAGGAATTACTAGATGAAGCCCAAGAACTCGAAACAACCGGCAAAGTCGACCCCACCATCCCCAATGGACTCGGTTGGGTTGAACGCCTCCGCTCCGAAGGAACCCCGTATCCCGCAGCCACGGAAGGGGAAGTTGCTCGGCAAGCTCGAGGTAATCGTCCAGTAAGTGTTGCCGCTGCATTCTCCGACCTGAACAAGGCCCTGGATGATGTCACCGATACCACAAAGCTCGAGACCGCAATTGGTAACTGGCTAGACGTTGTCACCTCAGTACCAGCCAGCCGCATCGGGCTAATCGCTGACGAGCTTGGCGACCTAGGCACACGCCTGCGCGCCCTTGCCTACAAGAACTCACCGCTCGTTGCAGAGATGGACGTAGTGGTCAACCAGATTGTTAATCTACCAGAGATTGCTGGTGACATTGGTGTTGCTTCTGCCATCGCATCGCTTGACCTTGCCGCGCAGTTTGCTTCTACCGGAGAGCGCGCTGGCCTGGTAGCCAAGCGAAACTTCGTGTCGGTTGAGCAGATTGAAGAGAGCATCACTATTGATCCAGCCTTCAACCAGGTCCGACAGAATGCGGACGAGGCAGAGGCAGTCGCAAGCCTTGATGAGGTTCTATCTGATCTTATTGCCGAGGGTGTCGCATCACCTGAGCAGGTAGCAACAAGCGAGCTCCTTAAGTCCAAGACTGGACAGCTACGCCAAGAGGGCCAGTTCATTACCACCAAGGGCGGTAAGCAGGTCCGCATTCCGCAGAAGGCCGCGCTCGATTACTTTATCCGATCCGGAATGCCAATCGGCGCACTCGAGGCAGCAAACGACACGATCATTCCTGTGCCGCCAGCGGTTGCCAAGGCAACGGTATCCCGACAGCAGATCGTTGTCGAGAGCAACAAGACGCTTGCCGGCAAGGGCTGGATGGTAGCAAAGGGCTTTGCCCCAAGCGGTATTAACCATGTCCCAGCAGAGACGGCAGCAGCGTTCCTCATCGCCAAGGGCATCAAGGGTATTCCAGAAGTTGTCAACGATATCGGCCCGCGACCAAAGTCTGCTGGGGCCAAGGCTACGCGCAAGGTACAGCAGCAGGTCAAGGCAGCCCAGGTTGCCTGGGACAAGGCCAACATGGCCAACATTACCAAGAAGGCTAAAGTCTACGAGAAGCTCTTCGAGTATGTCTACGGATTCAAGCGTTCCGCTGCTATGGAGCAGGGCAAGTTTGATCCGCAAAACATTAAGATTAAAGTGCGGGAGATCTCAGACGAGGATCTCTCGCAACTTGGACTACGCCGAGAGGGCAACGAGATCTACCGTGTCCTTTCGGTTGATGCGCCTGGCGGAACAAAGCTTGAGCTTGCTGTCGGCGACGTATCTACTGAAGCCTTTATGCGACAGATCGAGCAGGCTTTCAATGTCAAGGCCGGACAGCCAGAGACCTATGTTGAGGCCTTCCGCCATGCCAACTGGTACCAGGATTTCCGCAAGGCTATTGAGCTATTCTACGGCAAGGACCGACTCGGCAAGGCTGTGCTGTACGCGTTCATCCACTCGCAACAGGCAGAGGGCGTTGTCAATGGGTTCGCGGCAGTTGCCTCTATCTATCGTACCATGCTCGTCGGCCTGACTGACCTAGAGAATGCATCGAAGTACCTACGCACATCCCGCTCGTTCAAGGCCAAGCAGCAGTACGCCCTCATGATCGGAAAGAAGAAAGTCTCTGAGGCTATCTTCACTGCGCTCAACGGCCAGCCGGTTGCCTACGGGCCAGGGGCCAAGAAGATCACTGACTTTGCTGACTCATTCCTGGGCAAGAAGGCTCGCACCGTCCTTGGCAACAGCGCTGTGGATTCCATGCCAGTAGCGGTTGACCGCCACACGATCTCCAATACCGGCTTCGTTGATATGCGCGTTGCAAAGAGCGCGGCATACGGCGGTGGTGTCAACCCAGAGCTGACAAAGCCGGGAATCATTGCTAATGAGTTCCAGTACGAGTGGTCGGTAGAGAAGGTAAACCAGTGGACCCGAGACCTCAACGCTCAGGGCTGGCTCGGTCGTACCGACTGGACCGCAGCAGAAATTCAGGCGCTTGGCTGGTACCACTTTAAGAAGGTCATTGGTGACTTTAGCGGGACCGTTGCCGACGCTATCGAGGGGAGCAGCGCAAGCGTACTGATTGACCTTGTCCCAAGCAAGAACTCGCCAACGCTAGGAAAGCTCATGCCGGATCTTAGCGGACTCTCTGATGATCAGATTCGCGCAGGGACGATTGCCTGGGTTAACTCTGACGCAGTCACGCGACTTGCCCAGGAGAATGGCGTTGCCGTCGCAGCGCGTACCGCTGCCGGGGAAGAGTTTGCCCAACGCCCAACAGTTATCGGCATCTCTAAGGCTGGATCTACCCCAACGGTTACGATGGACGTCGTCGGGGCTCCAGAGTCTATTACCTCATTCCTGCGGGACCTTGCAGTTGCCGCAGAGCAGGACTTCGCCATCGCCTGGGCATCCCTCCCACGGGGTGTTAGGAGCGTCGAGGACGCGACTAAAAAGGGCCTCTACAATGTTCGCCCTACCGTAGATATTCCGCTGCCTCCTGGGGTCTCTGTGGACTCTGCCATTGAGTCCATCCGCAAGGTCCTTTCCTCGGACGAAGAGATCCGGGAGATCTATGCAGCCAAGGGTATGGACCGATTCCAGATCGATGATCTGCTCTCGGGGAATAACCGGCGCATGGCCTTTGCTGTCGTACCGGATACGATCAACGGCGAGGGACACGTCCGCATCATTGATACAAACTTTAACCTCCAGGCAAAGACCAACTACGATATTGCCTACGAGAACTACAGCGTCCACGATCACCTTCAGCCGATTGCCTCTATCTCGAATAGGATTGCCGACAAGCTAGGGCTGCCACGACCGGTGCATCGTAGCTACCAGACCCCCGACTTCCCATTCCACCGACGACTTGCTGACCGGTATTACCGAGCGCCAGAGACAAAGAACTACGATACTGGCCGCGTTATTGAGGGGAACCTCGGTCCTGCTACAGATTACAACTGGACCGTACGAACAGATACCAACCTTGAGCCGGAGTTTGCTGCTGCGGCACAGGAGTTCCTGAACGAACTCCGCGAGCAGTACGACGCGCTGTACCGAGCCGGCTATCGATTCGAGGCGCACGCAGTTGACCCGTACAATGTCGGTGCCGATTTCGTTGGAAGCCCTGGCGTACCGGTACAGCTCATGGGCAGTGGCGACATCCAGGCTGGCAACAAGGGCGTCCTCGCCCAGGCCGACCTACGGGATAACAAGCACCTGTTTGTCTTCGGCTCCTACCCGAGCAACCCAGCATTCTCAGACGAGATCAATGTCCTGTTCCGGGCAGTCCATGATACCTTTGGTCACCTGACAGACGGCTACTCGTTTGGCCCGCAGGGTGAGCTCAATGCCTTGATTAAGCACATGCAGATGTTCAAGAGCAAGGGTGCCAGAAAGGTTGCCCTTGTGGAGCTTGGCGGACAGAACGCCATGACCAACTTTGGATACGCTGAGCGCCTTGCTGATGGCTCGTACGTAACAATCAAGAACTTTGACGATTTTAACCGTGCCAAGGCTGCCGGCACCCTGGTCCGTGGCGAAGAGATCCCGTCCATTCCTGCTCGACCATTTGCCACCCAGAAGTCCTTCCTTATCGAGGATGAGTTCCTAGGCGAATTTGAGCGTCTCTACCTGCCAACCGAGGCTGCCCTGACGGTAGACGAGCTGGAACTCATTGCCATGAAGTCTCGAGATGCGCTGTCAAATCTTACCGATGGTGCTATGATTAGGCCACACAGCACGAGCCTTGTGGCAACGACTGGTGTATCGAATGACTGGGCTAAGTTCCCAGATGCAAGGGAGTACAAGCGTGCAGATGTCTTCGCAGAATCCGGTGTCCGACGACTCGTTGCCTCAAGCGGAAAAGAGTCCGCAGCCGAGTTTGCCCCAAGAATCTCAGCCGTCCAAGACGAGTTCTTTGCCGCCCGAAAAGCGGAGACGGAGTCCAGGTACGCAGCTGGAATGGAAGGTCCAGTTGGGGAAGCGCGCCGGGCGCTAGTCGCGGCCTTTACTGAGGCTGCCCCAGAGGAGACCGCAGTTCACCGAGCCGCAGCCGACGAGGCTGAGGGCTTTGCCTCCTTCTCGCAGACCCGAGAAATTCAGCGCACAGAAACACGTCGCGCCCAGGCCAAGGCTGCCATTCAAGAAGAAGGTTATGATGTAGGGCTTGGGCTCCCGCCATTTGACGAATACCTCCGTGCTGGTCAAGACCCACAAGGTAGTTTGTTTTACTCAGACGTACTCTTTACCAGGGCTGAAACAGTTGAAGAGTTGCTTGAGTACGCGAATAAGGCATTCCCGGAAACCACTGGAAACGCTATTACCGAAGCTGAGTTTGCAGCCCGCGTAGCCGATGGCGAGCTTGTGTTGTACCGTGGCGTTACGCGCAAGGGCGGCTACGAGATGGAAGGTGGCATCAAGGGCGCATCACGACGTATCGCCGAGAGCCTTATCGACCAGCCAAATTACGAAGCAGGCATGGGTAGGAGCGGCCTGTACGGTGCGGCCCCGCGCGGGTACTGGGCAACTGATTACTTCACGACACCAATCCGTGGAACTGCCGAAGAGGTAGCTACCCGGTATGCCCAGACTGAGGGCGACCTAAAGATTAAACCAGCCGATGTCCGCGAGGGCGTCATGATCAAAGCCACCCTCTCGAAGGACGCAAATGTTGCCATTCTAGATGTTTCCGATATGCGTGGTGCGGCACGAACAGAAATTGGCCAGATTACTATTAACGGCGTTGTGACCCACGTTGGGAAACCGAGAAACAAGCAAGGCCTTGAAATGCTTTCAAAGGAGCAGGCTGCGGGGATGCTTCCTACCGAAGTAGCCCGACAGCCGCTCGCGCTTGGCGAAGTAATGCCTGAACTCTTCCCAATGACTGGCAGCAAGACTATTGATATCGTTACTGGCGAAGAGGTCGATACGCGTGGCATTGGCCTGCGACCGTTTAACTACGACATGATTACAGCATTCGCCATCCGCGAGGGACTTGACGCCGTCATCATTCGCGGTGGCGAGCGTGCGGCAGACGCTGCCGGTGACCCACGCCTGGGCGACCAGCTCCTCCTGTTCAATGCAGGTGTTGTCAACGTCGTGGACCCACGCCTAGAAGGTAAGCAGTTTAATAAGGTCCGACCTGGCGCAGAGGATCTTCCGGCTGTTGCCAAGCCATCGACCGGTCCGAAGTTTGTGATGGGCGACGATATCGAAGTTCGCGCACCTATGAAGGACGTTGACGACACATGGCCAATTCTTGACAAGATTCTGGATGACCTTACAAAAGACATGGACATTGCCGAACCTATTGCTTTGGCAAACATTATTGATGAAGTTTATTACCTGCATAAGGGTAAGTTGCCACGTCGCGTAGCTCCGGAAGATTTTAATCCTGACCGTTACGGGGCGGTGGTCTTCCGTGGTTTGGGCAGCGGTGGTGTATCGACGACATATACCAGCAAAGAGATGGCCCGCTTTGCCGGACTTGACGCCATCAATGGCAAGCCGAAGATGTTCTTCGGAAATGTTGGATACGGAAATTACTGGGCTCTCTCTGATCCACAGGCGGACCAGGCACTTGGGCCGCTCCTTCGCAAGGAACAGGTACCGCCGGTCAAGACTGCTGAAACGTACGCCGGAAGATTCCCTGAGCAGGCTGGCCAAATTACTGAAGAGCAGGCAAAACTTTACGACCTGTACAAGTCGGGCAAGATGAACATCGATACGTTTAATGAGCAGTCAGAAGTCCTAGCGCGAAGCACCGGTGAGCTTGGGACTGTAACGCCATTTAAGCCATCTGGTGTTATTGACTATGCTAGCCCAGTAACCGAAGAGGCTAAGGGTATTGTTCTACAGGCTGGACTTGCTTCGGATGCCAGGGTGTTTAAGTATAAGGAGAGTGCAGCCCTTGCGCTTGCCGATGCCAATCGATCACCAGAGTTCAACAAGCTATTTTCTAAGTGGATGTCCGAAGTTGTCAATCAGACCATTGACGCACTCAATGATGGGGATGATGGATTCCGGCTCATTCAAGATGAAATGATCGACATTCAGGAAGTCCTTGAAAAGAATATGAACAATCCAGAGATTCTTGATGAGGTTGTTGGCGACCTCTTTAGGCTAATTGCTTCTGGGTCAGATCGCATTGACAGGCCTACCGACCTGGTCATCGGCAAAACCCTGCAACGTGCGTTTAATTCCGATACAACCAGCCTTGAAAATTTTGCTGAAAATTTTGGTGAATACGTCGCCAGGGCCACGCACCGCGAGATGTCCGTTGACGAGGGATGGGCGACAATCTACGCAATGACTCATGGCTACGATGCGATGCAGGCAGTTGACCGACTTGAAATGAAGTTTGGCCAGCCACAGGTACTGTCGGTATTCAATCAGGCAGCACTTGAGATTGTCGACCCGACCCTGTCTGGCGGCACGCTCAACATGATCCGGAAGTCCTCGACCGCGAGCAAAGCGGAAGTCCTTGGACGGACCACCTACGTTGACAAGGGCAAGTCACTTGTCCAGTTGTTCAAGGGTAAGGCGGACCTGTCCACGGTCATCCACGAGATGGCCCACACTTGGTTGAATAATGGGTGGCTTCCGGACAGTACCCTATTCGATATTGCTGATGCGCTAGGGATTAAGTACGCACGTACTCGTACCGGCGCAAACAAGCTCCGCATCGACGGACGCCTAAACGAAGAGTTCGCTCAGCAGTTTGAGGCCTATGTCACCAAGGGCGACTGGGCCGGCACGCCGCTTGAGGATAGCTTCAAGCTCCTCAGCGAGCACATGCAGCGAATCTATGCTGGCGTCGATGGTCAAGTTCCAGATATTAACCCTGATGTCGCGTTGGTCTTTGAGAAGATCTTTGAGGCTAGCGGCGCAGAGAAGGCTGCTGGTGTTGCCCATGGACCAAGCACCTTGGCTGCACTGACTAGGGCCGAAGCCGACCTAACCGCTACGGGCGACCTTGAACTTGTCGAGCGACTTGCCCAGATGGACATCGATGCCGGTAATATCCCAGGCAACCGTCCTCCGCACTGGGATGGACGCACGCACGGCCTATCGGCTGACTACCTGGAAACACTTGCTCCAATCCAGCGCAAGCTTGATGCCGAGAATTCCCCGTACACCATCACTGGCGCGCCTCAGCTGGCAGTCACGCCGACGACCGGCGAGAGCGTCTCGCAGTACGTCTCGTCTGGTGCAAAGTGGCGTGCAACCACCATCGGCAAGGTTATTGAGAAGACCAAGATCGACCGTCTATTTAATACCGTCGGCTGGCTCCTCGAGAAGCCAACGGCTATCAACGAAGCCCAGGCAACTCGCCAGTTCCTGTACCGCGAGCTGATCTCGAAGGGCGCGACGGTAGACATGGTCAACGAGTTGATTGCCAAGCTCAACGAGAAGCGTACCCAGTACTACCACTCGTTTGCTGCCACCTACTCGTTGAAGTCCATGGGCTATGGCGCTATTACCAAGGCAGTCACCGAGGTATTTGAGGGGACCGAAGAGGGACGACAGTTCCTTAAGAATATTGGTGGCGAGGCCGGCGTTGTCCGCGCTATCGAGCGATCCGCGAGCAAGATCTACAAGAAGGTCGACTCTGATACCGTCCGCAATCCAGGCTTCCTCACCCGCGTTCTGGCTACCACCTACCGCACACAGCAGCGGATTCCGTTCCTTCGCGGTGGACTGCGAATGGTGCGATGGGCATACCCAACCCTACGATTCTATCTCGACCCGCGCTGGCACGCACTCAACGCATTCGAGGCCGACATTATTCTTGGGTCGCAGTTCGGACTCAAGGCTACCAGGTTTGGCGGGGCAAAGGATGCGCTCCCTGACCTGGCCTTCCTCAAGCATGCTGGCCTCATCGACGAACGCCTCTATGCCATCGACCCACGCAAGGCTATCCGCGACGCGGTAGCCCAGGCGACCGGGGCAAAGGACCTCAAGGCGCCAAAAGGCCAGTTCGATGTTGAGACCCTGCTCGGCGAGCATGGCGGTGGTTTCCATGACACCCGAGACCAGCGTGGTCTTTCTGGCCGATTCACTCGTGCACTGGAGAAGATCCGCGAGAATAACGCCCGCCGGGTTGTCGCGACCGTCGGTATCGACCCCGACGAGGATGTCCTGCGCGCTACCGGCCGAGCCCTCGACGAGCACGGCGAGCTTGATCCGTATATCGTCAACCTCCGCAAGATTGCCGAAGAGCGCCAGAAGCCGCTGACCAAGGTCCTTGATGAGGAGCTCTACCTGATTGATACCCTTGGGTTTGATGAGGCCATGAACAAGCTCGAGGCCAAGGCCCTGACGTACGAGGAGCGCGAGTTGCTCCGACCGATGCTTCAGCGCCTCTATGACATGAACCAGGAGAGCTATAACAACATGCTCGCCCTGGTACGCGGTAACCCGAACCGCACCAATATCGAGAAGATTATCAATAACTACTTCCTGTACTGGCCAGCCTCCTACATGATCAAGGCGACCAAGTGGATGATGACGACCCTGATGACGCACAACGGCGAGCTGTCCGGTGTCAACGTCGTCAGGGCAGAACAGTTTGCCGAGGCCCACTACCGTGCCATTGCTGACAACCCAGACTACCGGGCGATGTACGAGGACAACCCTGCCGCCTGGCGCCTTGCCACAATGTTCCTCCCTGTCTCCCCAATCCTCTCGGAGATCGGCGCAAGCCTTGGCCGCCCGACCCGCTACCTCGGTGGCGCAATTGGGGTATTCCCGAAGTACCGCGCATCAGAAGATCCGGGAGTATTCTTCGAATCTGTAACAAGCTATGGTATCGGATATACTTCAGAGATCCTGCAAGAGGTCTATGACGAATTAACGGCAGACCAACCATAGCAGGATTAGGGAAGGGGTATACCGTATGACTAAGGAACTCGCCGGTCAGGTCGCGCAGGGCGCCAGTGCAGAAGCACCCGCTCAGGTAAACACCGACATCGAGTCCGTTCGACGAGACTTTGAGGAGCGCTTTAAGGGGCTCCAACGAGTAATCGCCGAGAAGGATCAGGCCTTGGAGGCCCGCAATCAGGAGCTCTTTCAGCTAAAGACCGCTTCACTCTCTCCGGACGAGCGGGCACAGCTGGAAGTGACACGGATCAAGGAAGAGAATGATCGACTCGCCAAGGAGCTTGAGCTTGTAAAGCTTGGGCAGGCCTATGGTGAGGAGCTCCCAATCTTCCAGCAGCTATTGAACGCTGAGTCCGCAGAAGACCAGTTGAAGGTACTACGGGCTCTCCGTGGTGTCCAGGCTGGCAATAGTCAACCCACCGCCCCAGGGCCGGATGTTGATGTCCCGGATATTAACCAAACCAATCCGATGCGCTCCGACGTTGGCGGCAACGCCAACGGGATGAGCGGGGATATCGCAGAACGAATCCTCAGTTCATTCAAGGGAGCTCTTCGACCAAAGTAAGGAAACAATAAGAAATGCCAGATACACAGCTTGCAGCGAGCGCGCTATCGAGCGCGATTACGTTCAAGGTTCAGCAGAAGATTCTTGAGAATCTGCGAAACGTCCTCCTCTGGGACAACGATGCCTACGCTGAGCGTGGCACCTTCCTCCCAGGGTTTGACACCCTTCGCTTCGTGTCGGTCCCTGACCTCTCGGTCTCGGCCGCTTCGAGCTTCACCTTCACGGAAGGCAGCCGCCCGGACAAGAAGGCCCTGACCATCTCGACCGTTGACGTCACGACCACGCAGTACGGTAGCCTCATGGCTATTACCGACATTGCGAAGGTCAAGTCGCCACTCGAGATTGTCTCGATTGCCTCCGAGCGCCTCTCCCGCGAAGCCGGCGAAGTGCTCGATATCCTCAACCGCGACGTGATCGCGGCTGGTGGTACGGCCTTCTACGCGACGGAGTCCAACGGGGATGCCAACGCAGCCCGCAACGACATCTCGTCGACGGCAAAGCTCAAGATGAACGACCTGCGCCTCCTCCGCGCCAAGATGACCAAGGCGAACATCCCAACCTTCGGGGACGGGTTCTATCGCTTGCACATCAGCGCTGAGCAGGGCTATGACCTCCGCAACGACACGACCTCAGGGTCGAACTTCGTTGAGGTCAACAAGTACGCCACCCCGGAGACGATCCTCCGTGGCGAGCTTGGCCGCCTTGAGGGCTTCCGCATTATGGAGACCAACCGCCTGAAGACCGCTACGAACAGCGGCTCGGTAACGGTCCACCTCGGTATCGCCCTCGGCGATGTCAAGGGCTGGGGCTGCGGCGACCTCCAGACGCTCCAGACGTACCACGTTGCTCCTGGTGGGGACCACACGGACCCACTCGGCACCGAGGAACTGATGGGCTGGAAGGTCAACTACGGTTGCGCCGTCCTTTCGAACAGCTACTACTTCCGCGTGGAGTCAGCTGCCTCGGCAGTCTAATCTCCTAGCCTAGTAGAAGAACCGGGGGCCGGGTAGGGTTAGCCCTCCTGGCCCCCAAAGTTAAGAGGTGAAACATGCCTATTACGCGTAAGGGAAGTAATCGTTGCGCGGTTACTCCTCATGTGACGCTTGCGACGGCCGACGACCTCAATGGCACGGTGAACAACACCCAGGCCTATGATATCAGCGGCTACGAGCGAGTGATCATTATGCAAAAGAATAACGGAACTGCGGGAACTGCCGGCATCGATGTTGTGGAATACAGCAAGGATGGCGGAGTGACCTGGGCAGCTGCTACCGATGTACTGACCCTTCAGTCTGACGACGCAGAGGGTACTTTCTTGGCGAACGGCGCATTGAATGCGGCTGGCGTTGAGCCAACCGACCATGCCCAGTTCAAGGCTGGCCCATTTACTGGGAAGACAGCTATCCGTATTGCCCGTGGCGGTACCGGTGCCGGTGGCGCTGCTTGGGTTACGGGAGCTCCAGAAGTACAGTTCTTTGGTATCGGTGGCGGTGTTGCCGCCCCGTCGGCGCTAGCGTAAGTAAGGGAAGGGTAGCATGCCAAACGATCTTGCAACATTGAAGACGTCGCTAAAGACCGCGCTATCCGACCCTACCTATGTGACCTGGTCGGAGGCCGAGCTTACTGAGATTCTTACTCAGAACGTAGCTCGCCTCTGGCCAAGGTTCTCCTATCAGCCAGACCCCACGACCGCAACAATTACTCTCGTACCTGGGACGGAATACTACAGCGTCCCGGCAAACATCCGGACCATCTCGCGCATTGAGCGCTATGACGGCGATACCGAGTACGGCACTATCGACGGGTCGATCTGGGCGTTGACCGGATCTCCAGAGCTTGGGACTGTCAAGCTGCATATCTCTCCACTTATCGCAGAGGCCGGCGGAACCCTTCGCCTTGTCGGAAACGCAGCCTGGCCACTGACCGGCGTGACCATTGGCGCAACCACCACCTACATTCCTGACGAGCTGGCCAACATCGTACTGGCCTTCTCTCGTGTCGAAGCATACCGACGTGTTGTCGGTGAGCGCGGCCGGTTCAGCGCATGGCTTGCTCGCAACCAGTCACAGAACGTCTCGGTCAACGAGTTGCTCTCCATGGTCAACGAATCAGAGTCTGCCGCCCGACGGCTGCTTGGCGAGCGACGCTCGTGGCAGGCACCTGTACCGGGGCGCCAGGGATGATTGGAGTATTCGGACAGCCACAGGGATCCGACCCGGCTCTCCGGCTTCCTATTACCTACGGTAGCATCACCCTCAACTCTGACCTGCGTGCGGCAGAGGGAGACCCGATTGATATCTATGAGATTAACTCAGTCCAGGTAAACTCCGCCTATGACTACGTCTCGGAAGTCCGACCATCAAAGGACGGCAGCGAGGCCTATGGGGCAAAGAAGGTCAACCTCAATATCCGGATCGATGGCATTATCCGCTGTGAGAATATGGAGACCCTGAACGACCGAATTAAGAACCTGGTGGCCGCCTTTGACCCCGCCCTGGTCAGCCTAAAAAATCCCACCACGTACACCCAGAACCTGGAATTTTATACCCCCTCAGCGTCCGGCACAGCTACCAGTTTCACGGTATTTGGGACCAGTAAGTCAGCCGGAAACCTGGTCCGGTCATTCTACAAGGTACGACCAAAGAGCATCCCTGCCATTACCTATAGCCAGTTCAACGGCACGTCTGTCCCGTTCAGCCTGGAGCTGCTCGCGGTAGACCCACGCCGATATGCCTATACCGGTACGACCAAGACCGCTGTCGGAACTATTTCTAGCGGCGAGTTGGCAGGGGCAACCTATGGCTCCTGGCCAATCCTAACCCTGACCATGAGCGGTGCAGGATCTGCAACCCATGACATCTCTATTACAAGTAGCGTAACTGGCTCTTCAGTTACTCGTACTCTCCGACTTAACCTCAGCGGTGCCGCGCTTAACGATATCTATGTTATCAACATGGAAAACGGGTCGATTAAGAAAAATGGAACAGAGACCCGGTCTCTTTATGTTAGCGGAGAGTTTTGGGATATCCCAGCATTCGCCGGTCAGTCATGGGCCGTTACGGCAACGGGTGTCTCGGCTCGTTCGCTAGCCTGGAATCCGGCGTTCAGTGTATGAAGTACAAGGTCCGGATTTTTGCCTACGCTGCCACAGGGGCTGCTGCTAGCTATGGAGTTGGCACGCTTGTTGCGACGCTGGAAAATGCCAAGAACATTGGATATGCGGACTATGCAAACGATATTCCCGAAGCGTTCTTCACGCTCGCACAGGAAGATGCTGACGCTCTTCTTGTCCGCACGTACGAAAACAAAGCGCACGTAAGGATCTACCGGGACGACGAGCTGGTCTGGGGTGGCTGGCTAGGGGAGGCGGACGCCAACACCAACGACGTCATCTACTATTGCTACGGCTACCTCTCATCCCTTTACTCCTTGCATACCGGCTACCCGCAGCAGTGGGAAGATGTACACCCAATCAAGACTGAGACCAGCCCGGCCAAGGATGGTGTCGCGCAAGAGCTGTATAACCAGGTCAAGGCCTACTCCTACTCGCCTCTGCGCTGGACGACTGTGGGCACCTTGAGTAATCCATTTACGGATGACAACTTCACGACCAAGCTGACCATCCCAAAGTATGCTGCCTACTACAAGCGTGCGCTCTTTGTCATGCGCGAGCTGGCGGCACTCGGTGCATCAGATACGACCCAGGTCTGCCGGTTCTGGATTACCCCTGACGGCCAGTTCAACTTTACCAGCGCTCCTGCTACCCACCGGCCAGAAGCAGTGCTGCGCTGGGGGGATGACCGAGTACAGAACTTTAGCGAGCGACGGATGCCCATTGAGTTCCGTAACCAGCTTGCCTTTGTCGGGTCACGTCCAAACTCCACAGAGTCGACCATTGCAACCAACGGGGTACAGCCGATCATCGCCCCTGGAACTGGCGGTCTGCCAACACCTGCTGCTTCTGGCTACGTAGACAACCAGCTGTACCAGGTTGAGGGTGGGAATCTATTCCGTAAGACTGGTGGCTTTGGGTCAGGGTCATGGGTTGATACTGGCATCAGTGACGCCGAGCTATCGGAGTACGGCCTGCGGCAGGAATCGATTTACTATTCTTACATCCCGTCCATGTCAGACATGATGCGGATCTCTGCCCTGCGACTTAAGCGTGCCAAGCGCTATGATGTCTCGATGCAAGTATCACTTCATACCAATAGTTTCCCGTCGCCAGCGTCGTCGTCTGGCCTATGCGGCATTGGTGACACAATCCCTGTCGATATCCGATTTGGATCTACAAACGTAAACTCCAACCTCATCGTTTCCGGGTACAAGGTGATCTGGAGCAGGGAGACGGAGAACGTCCGACTTCTATTGCAGGAGGCGCCATGAGCAATAACTATATTGACGATCTGTTTGATAACCTGCGCCGCGATCCTTTTAAGACGGACCCGACGAACCAGACCTCGTACGAGCTTCAGCAGGATTTCATGGACGACCCACAGGGTCCAGAGGGCTGGATTGCTGACGGCGTTATCGGCGACAGCCAGCTAATCGATGGGTCCACCCTTGTCGGCAAGGTCGATACACTGCCCACGCTTCCTGACCCTAACGGCGATTATCCAGAAGGGAAGGTTGTATACCTTACGACTAACGGCAAGCTGTACCGAAACGACTCGGATGTATGGACAGCGGCCGTTGCCACCGTTGACTTGACTGGTCAGATCACAGGTACCCAAATCACTGATGACGCCATCACAAGTCCGAAGATTGCAGCTAATGCTATTGTCGCAGACAAGATTGCAGCCAATGCTATTACTACTGACAAGCTCAACGCTAACGCGGTGACCGCTGCGAAAATTGCAGTTGGTACTATCACTGCTACTGAGATCGCCGCTAATACAATCACTGCTGCAAAGATCGTTGCCGGGACTATTACGGCTACCGAGATCGCCAACTCCACGATTACGTCTTCAAACATTGTCGACTCAACTATCACTGGCGCAAAGATTTCTAACGCAACTATTACTGATGCAAACATTGCCAGCCTTAATGCTGATAAGATTACTGCCGGCCAGCTAACGCTAGCCCCTATGTCGGCCACTGCAATTACCTCAAGCAACTTCACGGTAACGAATACCGGTGCGGTGACCGCAAGGGACTTGACACTTATCCCTGCTACATCAGAGCAGCAAGGTATCGACGCAGCAGCTGGAGCAATTATCCTTGAGCCCCCTACGGCTTTTGGCGCTGTAACCCTAAAGGTAACAAACTCCGATGGGACAGGAGACTTTGACACTGTTGGCTTTAACTCAAGCGCGGGAGCTGCTGCAAACGCACCAGCAACGGTAGTTACTGATGCGGTGCATAACCTTAGGGCGGGTCAGTTTGTGTCGTTCCACAATGTCAATGCAACATGGAACGCCATTGACGCATCAAAGCCAATTCAAATCATCACAACACCAACAGCAACATCATTTACTGTTGAGCATTTTCTAGCCCTTCCAGCGGTTGCCTCCAACAGCGCAGGGACAATCCAAGCCTACAAGCGACTAGCAGTCCGAGCAGCTGGTGGTTTGTATGTCTACCGAAACGCAACAAATGCTGGAGACATTGCTGCTGGATCTTTGGTTCTAGGAGACAACCTTGCAGCCTATGGCAAGGACAGCCTTGCAACAGTCGCCGACGGAGAACTTGCATTTATTAAAGCGGCAACCCCGCGTTACGGCAGCGGCGCAAACCTGTACTCCAGCAACGGTACGACGAATATCAACACCTCTGGAAACCTTGTGGTTGCTGGAACGATGACGGCAACAACTATCTCCGCAACAAACTACGGGCTTGTGGCTGGAGACATCCCGACCTTGACTCTTGGTACGGATACCGCTGGCAACTATGTCGCTGGCGTTACATCTGCAAACTCACTTATTGCTGTTAGCGGCTCTGGCGCTGAGGGCGCATCAGTTGTATTAACTGGCGACCTTACCCCTACATTTACTAGCGTTTCAACAGGGACCCTGAGCGTGAGCGGTGCTGCAACATTTACAGATGACGTGAACCTTGGAAATGATACAGCTGACCTAATTCGAGCAACAAACCTTTACGCCACCTCCACAATTACAAACTCACGCGACGTGAGAATTTTCTTCGGTGCAACTTCTGGGGACCGCGTTCAATGGAGGCTCTTCCAGGACTCCTCTTCACTTCGATATAAAACAAATATTGTTGACCTTCCCGATTCTGAGTCAATTCTTGATGTTGTTCCCATTACATACCACGACAAGATCCAGTTTGATGAACTTGGCGAAGAGTCCCCTAGGCAGTACGGATTCCTTGCCGAGGAAATGGCCGAAAATATTGACGGCCAATCCTACGTAGTTTATAACGAAGACGGTACGCCAGAGGCTATCCAATACAGTCGCCTTGTTATTCCGCTCCATTCCGCTATGCGAAAACTCCGGTCCCGAATTGACGACCTAGAGACACGTCTTGCCGCACTCGAGGGTAATGTTGCATGACCCGTACACAGGCTGGTCTCATCTTGGATAGGCTCGAAGAGATTGAGAAGTCTTTATCAAAAATTGAGATCGAGCTGGCTGAAACCCGGGGCGGGATCAAGGTCCTACGGGCTATTGCCGCATTCCTGGGCGTCTCCGGAATTGGCGCTATACTAGCCTGGTTGTCCGCACAGGGGAAGTAGCATTAAGGGGGATTCGCATGCGTCGAGAGGTTGCCCAGTACTGTAACGATAACCTTCACCTGCTCAACCTCAAGCAGTGGACGATCAAGGTTAGCGATGACCTACCACCGGACGACGCCTGGGCTGATGTCGAGGTAAGTGAGAACCTGTGGATTGCTACCATCCGGCTGAGCAATGACTTCTTTAAGGAGACCCCGGAAAGCCAGCGCCGCATCCTCAGCCACGAGCTGATGCACGTCCATGACGCTGGGCTAGAGCGCTTCATTAATTCCCTTGAGGGTATCCTTGGGTCCCAGACTTTTGAGCTGCTAGAAAAGGCCTGGGATACGGAGACAGAGCGTGTTGCTGAGGCACTGTCGCATGTGGTTTGCAATCTGTTGCCACTGCCAGACTTCACCCTGGCAAAGGTCCTGAAAAAGAAAGAAGCCGGAGCCCGAAGGCCCCGGCCCTAGCCCATACCGCTTGGGCTAGTTAATACTTACTTAGCTCCCCGACCATAGTCGGTTGCCGTTGGGTCGACATACTTTAATGCAACCTGGAGGCCTGCCGCTACAGCCGTAGCAATAACTGCCTTGAGTGCGTCAGGGCCAGCATCAAAGATGCTAATGCCCAGACCGAGCCATACAGCGATGGCCGTTGCTACCACCGTGCGGGCAATGTCCGCAAGTGCAGCCTTGACCTTTGTAGATACCTTAAACATTTTTATCCCCTCTCAGTTTACGCTTGAGATCATCAATCCGATCCCACAGCATTTGCCTGGCTGCGCCCCATGGCGTGCCATCCACCTGGTCTACCAGTAATTGTAGCTCCCGCTTAACTGCCTTGCCGTCAACCGGCTGTGGCAGCAGCCCCACCTTAGTTGGAAGCTTAGGGTCAGCAATCAACCGCTTTGCCTCCTCGAGAGACCTAATCCTCATGCTGGTTACCGTTGGATCTGCCTTCTCCATAAAGTCCGTGAGCGCTACATCGATGTCGCCTTCTGGTGGCCTAGGCTTAATCGAAGTCCAGATTAGGCAACGCTTGTGCGGAGCGTCTCCTTTGGACGAAGCAATCTGCTTAAACTGATCCAGGGTTACCGGCACAGCATATGCCTCTACGCCTACGCCGGACATCGTTGGGTCCGCAAACTGTGCCTTATCGTCGAGCTTTGCAAAGCAGACCATATGGCCGTACGGCTGACCCGGCTTAACCTTCTCGCGCTTGCGATGCCAGACCGACATGTATACCTTTGCTGGGTAATTCTTCGCCTGCTGCACATTGACGCCAACCACAGCACCGTCGGAGAGAGCCTTCAGCACGTCTGCCCACGACTTGGGATAACGCGCCTTTAGGCCAGCGTCCTTTGATGCCTTGGCCAACTGGGCCAACGAGGTAGGGTCAGGCAAGCCATCCCGGTCCTTGCGGCCAACCTTCTCGCCCCACTTCACACCATCGAAAGATGTGTACTTAGCTCCGGTAAGATGGTTGGATGCACACGCGAGCGTAGCCCACGCGCAGTCATCCATCCAGTTGTCGGTAACAGTCTTGGTCTTCTTTCCCTCGATGTTGTCTGTCTGGGTTACAATCTTAAGCTTGGCCATTACAAGTCTCCAATATTGTTCAGGATGTCCGGAAGATCAAAGTCATCATCTTTCGTCCACTCGTCAATGAACTTATCAAACTCGTCGTCGGTGTCCTCGATCAGCGGCTTGCCCCACTCACCACGGTGGAGGGCCAGGGCAATCAGCGCATAGTTGGCGATATCAAGGAGGGCATCCTCAAAGCTATCGTCCCCTTCGCCGGTATTTCCCTTGGTCTCGATTGGGTCAAGAATGAGCTTGCCATTCTCGAGCCGACCATTGAGCGACTGCCTTACACGTGCAAGTTTGTCGTCAGCAATCCGAGTAATGACACCATAGATTCCTTGCTGCTGGATATTGTCTGGGCCATACTTACGCTGCCGGTTGATAAGGAGCTCGAGAGCCTCCGAATAGATAACCGAAAACGTTCCCTCAAAGGTGTCGGTATATTGCCCCCCACGAGACCTTGCGGCCTCGCGGAGGGCGTTCTTTTCGTCAATGTCACGATTCTTAAACGCCCCCATACTACCCCCTAGCGGTGCTTGTTTCGGATGAGCGGCTTGAGGTGCTCGTACACATCCCGGAGGACTAGCACGTCTGCCTCGCAGTGCTCTCCGACATTCATGATCGCATCATGGTCACCAGAGATTGCCAGGTTCCAGGTATCAAAGTCAAGCGGCGTCTTTGAGTTGCCGGTCTTGAAGAAGTCCTGTACCCCTGCCAGCCGGCTCGTGCCAATACGGGCTGACGAACCCTTCGAGTAGTACATCAGGTCGACATGGACTCGGTCCCCACGGACGATCTCCTTGCCACCCTTCAGCAGGCGGGCGTTCATAAACGGAATGTCAAAGAGCTTGCCATTCCATGAGACCCACTCACCGTCATACTTCTCTAGCTCGCGAGCATAGGCGTTCACCAACTCGCTGTCGTCAATCGGGCTCTGCCCCGGGTAATCCTCAATCGAAAAGCTTGTGACATTGCCCCAAGAATCTGCAATAGATCCCCACAGCATGCGCCCTACGTGCGCCTTGAGACCTGTAGTCTCAATGTCAAAGAATGCCAGTCGCGGCCCGACATAACGGTCCTTGGGCAGATCTGCCAGAGCAAACTTCTGCTCATCTTGCGATACCGTACGAGCCGTCTCGTGGGCATCGATCTGCGCCTTGATGCGCTTGAGCCGGTTACGAACCTGGTCTTCCGTAAACGGAGTACCGAGATCCTGGGTGAGTTTCTTGGCTAACTCCTTAGCCGTTGCCCCACCGAACGAGGCCTCCGTCGACAATAGTCGGCGGTCCAAATCTAGCGTCCACAACATTGTGAACCTCCTAGCTGTATGACGGACAAGCGTCCGCCGCTTAGACTATAACAGGGTTTGCAAAAACGTGTTGACTTTGGCGGCTACCACAGCGAGTAGTTGCGCCGGGTCTTGCGTGCGTCACGGCGGTACCCGTACCTGCCGCTTACTCTCTGGACACCCTTGCTCGCCCAGACGGTAGTCGACGGCATGTCCAGGAACGCCTTGCCAAACTTCTCCTCGAGGCCACGCTCTACCTCCAGGTAGATGGCGGCCTTAAGCGCCTTACGTAGCGCCGGATCTTTTGCTCGGTCGAGCTTCTCTCTTAGATTACTAGTTACAGTAACTTGCATATAACTACCTCCTGTATCTAGATACTGGTGGACCCGGCCAGGAGTTGCACCTGGCGTTACGTCCCCGCAACAGCGCGAGACCATCTTCGCGGGCCCGGTGGCAGTGTACCAGGGTTTTGCAAAACGTGTGCAAACTTTCTGCGACCCTGTTATGCTGCTCGTCCAAGAAAGGAGTACCGCATGGAGTTCACCATCTCCGGGGCAATGGATGCCCACATCGAAATGCTCGAGACGCCGCGCGAACCTGACGGTAAGTGGCACCCCTCCAGCCTGTACGGCTGCGACCGCAAGGCGGTCTATGAGATCCGGGCTACCGTACCATCGGACGAGCGAGACCCATCGAGCAAGCGCGCCCTACGACAGGGACACATCTACCACGAGTTTATCCAGGAGGCCGTTGCCAATACGGCAGGGCTCCCGGTATACGACGAGGTAAAGATCTACTCGCCTGACCTGAACCTTACCGGTTCCGTCGACGGCGTGATCATGCTGTCACCCGATGAGGCGCAGGTCTTGGAGTACAAGACCACCAAGGCCTGGGGCTTTAAGAAGCTCGATGGCCCAAAGGAAGACCATATTGGCCAGACAAAGGCCTATGTGTATTGCCTTCGTAAGTACGGCGGAGTCCGTCGCGACGGCGAGGTGATCCCACCACTTGGGGATAAGCTCAAGTCTGTGCGGTTTGCCTACATTTGCAAGGACGACTTCGCGATTAAGGAGTACGTCCTTGAGTACGATCCATCGTGGGATGCCGAAGTGGAGTCCCGCGTTGGTGCACTTGCAGGCTTCCAGGAAACTGGCAAGCTGCCGGAACGCCTGACCGGATCAGGCGGTAAGCGCAACTGGCTCTGTGGGTACTGCCCATTCGAGACCCGTTGCTGGGAAGTAGAGGAGGACTGACATGGCTTTCGATAAGACAGCGCTAAAGGATTACGTCGATGTAGCCGAGCGACTCCGCTCGTTCTACGGCCAGTACCCCGAGGCTCGCGTCGAGACCTCGATCATCAACCTCACGGAGAGCCGTGTTGTTGTACGTGCTGAGGTCTACCGCACAGCTGACGAGACTCGTCCCGCCGGCACCGGCCACTCGGCAATGAACATTCCAGGGAGCACGCCCTATACTCGCGGCAGCGAGCTCGAGAACTGCGAGACCTCGGCGGTAGGCCGGGCTATCGTTGCGGCAGGGCTGCCGTCAAAGCGCATCGCCTCTGAGGATGAGGTTGCTGCTAAGCGTGGCGGTGACGAGGTTGCTGCTGAGCCGGAGCGTCAGGGCGCAGAACGCCTAGCGACAGAGCCGATGAAGAAGAAGTTCTTTGCCATTGCCAAGGAGGCAGGCCTCGGAGCTGAGCAGCTTAAGGCATTGTCTGCCCTGGTTACCGGCCGCACCTCGTCGGCTGAGTATACCTTTGCCGACATCGACAAGCTCATTGCGGAAGTCAACACCAAGGGCGCTGCATTCCAGCAGGCCGTTGATGTTGTGAAGGTAGGCTGATGACAGACCTGCCTTACAGCAGGGAGACGGAGCAGGCGCTGATCGGGCGCCTGCTCCTTGACCCGGCGAAGATTGCCCAACTGCAGGGCACGCTTCGTGGGGACTACTTCCACGTGCCGGAGTTCCGCGAGGCATACGACCAGATGGTGGAGCTGACCCGCAAGGGTAAGTCCGTTGATGTCGTTACCCTGGGCGGAGATCAGCAGGTATTATTTGACGCCATCCGCGAGGTAGGCGCCGGCTATACCGCACCGGTGGAGGAGTACGCCACCATCGTCCGTAACCTATGGTTCAAGCGACAGATCGTCATGATGGCTGCGCGGATTAGCCGCCAGGCCAATACCGATAGCGGCTCAGAGGAGTTGCTTGCCGGGGTATCCGAGGAGGTCTCTCGACTATCTACGGATGCCGACGGTGGCAAGTTGCTGAGCCCGACACAGGCAGTGACCGAGTACCGGAAGGCGGTAGAGGCACGTGCTACCGGCGAGCCGGGGCTCTCGTACGGACTGGCAGCCTTGGATAAACTGGTACAGCCCGCCAAGGGTGGCGACATGATTGTCATTGCAGCACGCCCCTCCGTGGGCAAGTCAGCACTGGCAGTCCAGATCGCTGACCACTGGGCTAGGGTACAGAGCAAGCCGATCCTCTTCGCCTCGCTCGAGATGTCCGTCAATCAATTGCTCGACCGGGAAGTATCTCGTGTCGGTAATATTGACGCGACGAAGGTGACGCGTGGCCAGCTGAACCTTGAGGAATCCGCAGCTGCCGACGAGGCGCTACGGTACCGAGAGCGTTCCAATATCTGGTATCTCGACGACCCTCACGGTACGACAGCCACGCTACGAGGCGCTGCTGCCAAGGTCAAGATGGTTGCCGGTGGGATCGGCGGCATTATTGTGGACTACCTTCAGATCCTCAAGGATGAGACAAAGGAATCAGAGGTACAGCGGGTGACAAGAATTTCTCGGAACCTCAAGGCCATTGCTCGCGAGTTTGATGTGCCGATTGTGGCGCTCTCTCAGCTGAACCGATCAGTCGAGCTGCGCGACGACAAGCACCCCAAGCTCTACGACTTGCGGGAGTCCGGCGCGATTGAGCAGGATGCCGACCTCGTGATGGGGATCTACCGAGAACTCGGCACCGAGACAGTCGAGCTTGATATCCTAAAGAACCGGCAGGGTCGCGTTGGTCGTGTCACCCTGGGGTTTGATTTGGAGAGGGTGGCATTCCGTGGCTAAAGATCAGAGCCCATCTACTCGCGGCCGATTGGCACGACGCAGGGGCATAGAGTTTGAGCGCCGCATTGCGAAGCGCCTTGGGCTCCAACGCGTCGGCCACTTTGGCGGCAAGCCAGATGCGGCAGGTCGGTTCCTCGTCCAGTGCAAGAAGGGCACGGGGTACTGGAGCGACCGCTATTGGAACTGGATTATGGAGATGCCGGAGACAGGCGTAATGCGCCTGCTTGCGGTAGCTGATAATCCGAAACCCGGCGAGCAGACTAGGGTTATGATTGTCTGCGACCTGGAGGATTTCTCCAGGCTAGTAAATAAGGAGGGCGAAGATGCCTGAGAAGAAGAAGCTCACTCAGCTTGTCGGTCGTGTCGGCAAGGATCCGGTCGAGAAGCAGGCCGGGGAAAACAATATCGTTGAGTTCAGCATTGCCGTAAGCAATTCATACGACGATGGCGACAGCACCTGGTATCAGATTGCTGTGTTCAACGAGAACCTCAAGAAGCCGGTACAGGAAGCCATCTACAAGGGCGCCACTGTGGCAGTAGAGGGCAGCATCAAGAGCCGCGAGGTTCAGGGCAAGGTCTATCACAATGTTACCGCATATAAGGTCGGCGTTGTTTCCTGGGTGAAGCGCGACGCATCGGCAGGCGGTAACGATAACCTTCCGTTCTAATGTCGGTGGCGTTCTTTGCCGAGATCTGGGGCGATAGCTCCGGCTTCGGCGAGATCCGCATGATCCGCAAGGGTCGGGATGGCAGGCCTGAGATTCGGCAGTCGTGGCATGAGCTGAACGATACCGGTCTCGGCCTGCTGGCCGCCTCTGAGGCTGCCGGCCGGCACTCAGCTGAGCACTGGGACGTGTACTACGGGGTGGTACCACGTACCGGTCGAGGTGGTACCGCTGCCCACTGCCCGGATAAAGTCCGGGTCATCTGGGCTGACGTTGATGCCAAGAACTTCTCCTCCAAGGAGGAGGCCTTCCGGGTTATCTCCGGAGCCCGGGTATCCCCCTCGGTCATCGTTGACTCCGGCAATGGCTACCATCTTTACTGGCTGCTCCGGGAGGAGATTGCATCTCCGACTGCGACGGCCATCATGAAGGGTATCGCCAAGGCCATCGGCGGGGATGCCGTTGCTGATATCCCCCGGGTATTGCGGGTACCGGGCACCTCGAATTGGAAGCGCGAGCCGCTGCCGGTCAGGCTGCTGATGCTTGATAGCCGGGCGCGCCGGAGTATTGACGACTTCGCACCCGAGATCCGGGCAGCCGAGGCCGCAGTGCGCCAGCCTACGAGGCTCTATACCGGCGAGCCGATGCCCCTAGAAAAGCTGCCGGGATGGCTGACCGAGATTATTATTAACCCAGCGCCACGTGGCGCCAGGTCGGAGACGGCCTTCAAGGCCTGCCTCTGGCTCGCCCGGTATGGGTGGAGCGATGGGCAGATCGAGGAGCTGTTCTTGCAGCACCCCACTGGGGTGGGCGAGAAGTATGCCGAGCGCCGGGATGGCAGCCGTTGGCTTGCCACCACGCTGCGGGCAGCGAGGAGTGTACGATGACTGAAGAAGTACAGGATAAATATCAACGACACCTGGAGGCTGCCGAGCAGCTCGGCCGGACACTGGAGTCCCAGGCCACGGAGTTTGCCCGGCTCGTGGCATCCGGAACCAGCACCTGGGCAGCACAGAAGCTCTGTGACACGGAGTTTGCCGTACGCCTGGAGATCGCCAAGGCGAACCTGGACATCAGCCGAGCCCGGCTGGTCGAGTGCTCATGCCGCTGAACCCACCGGCTCCCGACAAGCGTGCCTCGGTAGAGCAGCGCCTCTCCCGGATTAATGTCAGCCCGGCATTTATCCTTGGCCAGG